GGTCATTCATCGCCGCCGATACTTGCGGCGCCGCGACGGCGACCACTTTCAGATTGACGGTGCCGGTGATCGAACCGGCCGCGGTGGCGCCGTCATACTCTGCCCACACCGCCGGGAGCGCGGTCTGGTCGGGTGGTGTTGCCCATACGGTCCACGATTCATCGAATGTGGCGGCGAGCGCGGCGGCCATCGCCTCGAGCAGATCGGCCCGGGTGCTCATGCGATCGGCCATTCGATACGACCGATCGAATCGAGCAGCACGGCGACCGGGCCCGCGGGATCGAGCGCCAAACGTCCTACGAAGTCGGATACTTGGAAGTATCCGCCGGGTGAGCTCGGCCGGCGCCATAGGTCTTGGGCGATGGTGAACGCGGCCTCCACGACGGGTGCCGGCCACGGTGGTGCTGGCAGTCGTAGCGCCACCGTGGCGGCCCCGTAGTAACTATCAATCACGACGTTGGTGGCGTCAACCACCCGCACCAACCGCGGATTGTCCGGCGGCACACCGAGCGCGGCGGCGAGCTCGGCGGTGTCCACATACGGTGCGCGGACCTCGAGCACCTCGAGCACCACCACCACAGTCGGCGCGGGGTCGGTCATCGGTTACTTTTCGCCGCGCTTACGCTCGGGCGCCTCGGTCAACCAACCATCCTCGAACGCGGCCTGCGCGTCGGCGGTGGTCGGTGCGGCGACACGTAGCCCCACGATCCCGGTTGGAACCGTTGGCGTGAGCAGACCCATCCCCCACACCGCGTAGCTCTCACCGAGCTTTTCCACGTCGGTGGCGTGGATGGTTTGCGGACCTTCCTCGCGCCATGACGCGGCGAGCCCGTTCGTCACCAAAATTTCGGTGGCCGCCAAATACGGGTCATAGACCACGCGCAAACCGTGAACGTCGATATCGAGCGTGGATGCGTCGGCGGTGCCGGACACGTTGAACACCGGCGCCGGTGACAACAGACCACCGAGCTTCACGAACGCAGTCAAACCGGCAAGGATCACCGAACCGGGTTGACCGGTGGCGGCTTGCACCTTGGTGCTGGCGGTGAAGATCGCGGTACGCAACACCGATCCGGTCGGATCGGCGGCGGCCGGGTCATAAATCACGAAGTTGTTTCGTGCCAACGTCACCTGGGCAGAGAGCGCGGTGGCGGCGTCCTTGTCGGTCACCGCGCCGTAGGCGGCCGCCATGATCCGCAAATACGATTCGAGATACGACGGGCTCGAACGGTTGATCAGTTGGAGCGAAATGTCCGAACCACCGGCGAACGTTTTGAGCGGTGCGTTGGCGTTGAGGATCGGCACTTTTACCGACAGGATCGGCGTTTTCTGTGTCGCTTGTACACCGACCAGCGTGGTTAGGTCACCGGTGAAATATGGCCAGTTGATCGTCATGCCCTCGGGTGGGAGCGGTTGCGTTCCAATCGCTTGAATTGCCGGGCGGCCTTGGTCCACGATCCCGTAGATGTTTTTGATCCATCCGCCGGGCACCACACCCGGGTTGTCGGTGGTCACCTGATCGGCCAGCGCGCGACCGATCAACGTTTGGCCGATGGCCCGGGCGATTTCGATATCGGCGTACCCGGCTTTCATCGCCGCTTGGAGACTGTCGAACCGGGCGAGCGGGTGGACGGCGGCGCGGGTCACCGAGCGGCCGGCGGTGCGGGCAACCTCGGTGCGGATCATTTCGGCCACCGCGGCGCGGCCGGTGGTTTCGGTGGTGTCGGCGGTGGCGGTGTCGGTCATTTCGTCATCCTCGGTTTCGGTGTCGCCCTCCTCGGGCGGATCGGTTTCGGTTTCGGTTTCGGTTTCGGTTTCTTCTGGTGGTCCGGCTAGTGCGGCCTCGAGCGCGGCCAACCGGTCCTCGAGCGACACCGGCGCCGGTGCGGGTGCGGCACGAACCGCGGTGACCAGCGCACCGGCATAGGCCGGGCTCTGTGGCGGAAGGATCGTGGCCACACCGGTCAGCACCGATGGTGTCGAGCTCGAGCGGACCAGCACACCGTTGACGGGTGCGGCGTCATTCACGTCGGCCTCTATCGATACGGCGGTATCGACACCGAGCGCGGCGAGCTCATGGATACGGCGGCCCTCATCGGTTCCCAATTGGAGGGTGGCGCGTAGCCCCTCGGTGGTGTCGGTGATGTCGCGGGCGACACCGATCAGCGGGCCACGCTCGAGCCCGTTCGGTGTGGTGACGTGGGAACCGTAGACCGGGATCGTGCCACCATCACGCGGCACCAACGATCCCGGTTCCCACGATTCCGTGTAGGTGGTGCGGCCGTCGTCGGTGACCTCGGCCGGTGTGTTCCACGGCATCAGGATCACGTCAAGTTGGCCGGATGGTTGCACCGCCGTATTGGCGGCCTCACGCGCGATACGCATTATGAAACACTCCTGAGTGGTCGGTCGGTGTTCAGTTGTGGCGGCTGGCGGGCGGGTGTCGCCTCGGCCATCGGCGGCAGCTTGGCGGTGATGAATCGGACCTCATCCACGGTCAGCCACGGCTGGCCGGCGAGCGCTTGGTTGAAGTAGACGCCTTGGGTGGCCATATCCGTGGGCACGAATTGGGTGGTGTCGAATTGGGCGACGGTGCCAAACCACATCAGATCGGTGAACGCGGCCTCGATGCGCGTCATGTACGGGCCGAGCCCGATCGCGCGCCACTTGGTGAACTCACCCTCGGTCGTGCTGTAGGTGAGACTGTCGCCGCCACCGACATTCACGATCGATGGCATGACACCGAACGCGCGGGCCACCTCGGCGTTGGCCCAATTCATCGACTCAACGAGCTGGCTATCGACGGCGTTGGAGCCGACGGGTGCGAGGGTGGCGCCGTTATCGATCACCGTCGGCTCATGCCGGCGGCCCCACGACGACATCAATTGCGACTTGAGTAGGCGGGCGTCATCAGGGTCCAACCGGCGGGCGATCATCAGCGCGATCGATGGGAAACCGGCCTCCCAAAAACTGCCGGCCATGTCGTAGAGCGCGGCGAGATATTCCATCGCCCTCCAACAATCCCGGCACGGTGGTTCACCCACGCTCCCGGCGCGGTGCACCTGATACGGGAGCCAGATCACTTGGCCGCGGCCCGGGCCGATGTCGAACCGGTCACCACCGATCGACACGTCCACCATGCGGCCATCGGCGTCGAATGTGGCGGCGCCGCGGTCACCATCGATCACCCGCACCGCGTTGGGCCATCCATCGGCGGCCCACGCGATCGGCTCCAACCAGCAATGGCCGGCGCGGGTGAGGTTGTCCACGATCCGCGCTTTCGTCAGCCATGCCGGTTCCGCCGGGTCCGGTCGGACCACCACCGCGGGTTGCGGATCACGCGGTTGGCCACCGGTCATCGCCACAAGCGGGAATTGGGCGATCGTGTCAGCGAGCACCCGGCGGCAGGCGACCACAATTGGGAGCTCCCACGGTGTCAGATCACCGGACCCATAGCGGGCGTCCACGGCTTGATCGATGAGCTCGAGCAGCGCGGCCTCACTTCTGGCGACCTTGCGAGCCCGTTTCACGGTGTCCACCCTTGCGGTAACTACTTGATCGGTCAACAGAGCAGGTCGGTGGCCTCTGTTTTGCGTTCTAACGGCCTCTAGCGCCGGAAATGGGTGATGGGTGCGGGCGAAACCGTGCCGGTGACTACAAGCGGGCTTAGTGGATGGCCGGCGCGGTCCGGTTTTGGTCGGACCACACCCACCGCGCCATCGATCCGGCGAGCCACGGGAGCGCGGCCGCCTCGCGGCGATCCCACAACCACGCGCCGAGCGCACCGCGGCGCCGCGCCTTGGCGCACGCGTCCACCATCAGCGGATCGTCACGGTGGAACACGGTGCCGGCCAGTACGGCGTCATACATCGCGCCGGCGCCGGCGGTGACCTCATTGGTTCGTAACGCCTTGCAGTTGGCGGCCAGGTCGAACAGATCGGGTGCGAGCGCGGCGACCGGGCCCGCGGCATCCCACACCACCGCGGCCGCGTGATGTTTGCGGGCGAGCTCACCCACCCGGGCCACCACCCACGGGCCATGGGTGCGATCCTCGATCACCTCGAGCACCGCACCACCGGCACGGCCACCGCACGCGACGATCACCAGTCGGTCACGGTCCAATGAGAGCTCGAGCGCGAGCACGATCGGATCAGCGAGGGTGGCGCCGGCGTCGGCGGTGGCGTTCCACGCGTTGACCAACGTTTGATCGACCATCGCCTCTGGCCACACACCGAGATATTCGGCGGCGAACCGGTCCGGTGACATCGACTCGCGGTCAGCGAGTAGCGCGGCGATATCAACGTGATGACCTAGGCCCGGGTGCCATTCGGGCCACCGGTCGATGTCATCCAAGTCGGCGCCATCGGGCGCGCCGTATTCGACATAACACGTTTGGCTCGCCGGGTCATCGATGGACGCGCGGCCGATGTCGCGCCACTTCCGTAACCATTCGGCGGACATATCGCCGGCGTTGGACACGATCCAAAATTGGCCACCCTCACCGGTGGCCTGTGTCGGGAACGCGGCCGCCTCAAAATCTTCACCCTGTGACAGTGTGAATTCGCGGGCCTCATCCACGAACGCCAGATCGGACGCAAACGAACGCATGGCGTCACCATCGGGTGGCAGTAGTCGCAGTATCGAACCGTTGTCTTTCCACGCGACAGATTCGGAACCGTTGGAGCGGCGTAGGTGGACGTAGCGCGGATGGAGCCATGAGCCCTCGAGCCGCGGGAACCAATCATCCCTCCACATGGCGGCGCTGGTTTCGCGGCGGTGCGCGGCGTAGAACACGCGGGCCATACGGCGTTGTCCGGCGACGGCCATCGCATAGGCGAGGATCACCAGCGTTTTGCCGGCACGGCGTGGGACGATCACCACCACCCGGCGGTAACGGAACCGGCCGGCGGCGGTGAGCGTGCCGGCCAGATCGGCTAGGTGTTGTTGCCACGGTATGAATGGGCGGCCGAGTATGTCGGCGTAGTCGGCGGCGTCGGCGCCGATGGTGTAGCTATTGGCCGGTGCGCGCGTGACGTACCGCGGCGAGCATCCCGGCAAGATCAGTGCTGTCATCGTTGGCCCCCGGGCGATCGAGCAGGTACACGAGCGCCGATTGGTAGCGCGTCGCCAGTGTGCCGCGGGTGTAACGCGACTCATCGCTATCGGCGGTGGCGGCGTCAAGCTCATCCGCGAGCCCGCGACACAACGCCAATAGGGCGGCGTCTACCGGTTCCACCCGGCCGA